TTTTATATTGATGCTCCTAAAGGTAGTATTGAATATAAAAACTATTGGAATTTACAAAAACATTATTGTGAAAATGGTTATAGTGTAGGTGGAGTTAAGATTACAGGGGAACATTATTTTTATTTAAACTTCTGTCAGATTAGTTTAAAGATTACTAAGAAGATTACAGATGCTACTGAATTAATAAACAAAAAAACTAAAGTAGAAACAGCTGTAACATTTCCAGATTTTTGGGATAGTGATTGGTATTACTTTAATGAGTGTAAAAGAGCTGAAGATCTTGGTTTGCACATGATTGTGCTTAAACCTAGGAGAAGAGGTTATTCATATAAGAATGCTGCTAAATGTGCATGGACTTATACTTTTAGTAATCAACAATCTAACTCATTAATATTAGCTGAAGATAAAAAATACTCAGAAGAAACTATGAGGATGGCTGTAAGTTATCTTGATTTTCTTAACAGATACACCGGATTTAGTAGACAACGTCAACATATAAATAAACCTAGAGAAATAGTACAAGCTTCTTACGAAGAAACAACTCCTGATGGTAGAAAGTTAATTGGTGGTTCTATGTCTAGGATTATGCAATACTCTACTTTAAATAATCCAGATGTAGCCAGGGGTAAAGCAGCAAATGTAATTTTGTTTGAAGAAGCAGGTTCTATGAGTAATTTAAAAGCTGCTTACACAGTAACAAGACCTACAGTAGAATCAGGTACAGCAGTATCAGGACAAATATTTGTATATGGTACAGGTGGTGACTTTACTGGTGGTATGGTTGACTTTGAAGAAATGTTTTATGACCCAGAAACATATGGGTTTTTACCTTATGATAATATGTATGATGAAGGTAGCACTACACAAATAGGTTACTTTTTACCAGACAGTTATTCTAAATTAGGTTTTATAACTGATCAAGGTATATCATTAAATGTAGAAGCTGAAACAGCTATACAAGCTGAACGTGAACATCTTAGAAGAACAAGTAAAGATATAAACATAGTAGATAAGATGATATGTGAGAATCCTCTTAAACCATCTGAAGCTATGTTAAAAATGGGTACTAACATATACCCTAAAGCTGAGATTAATAGACAAATAAGTAGGATTAAAGGTGATAGGAGTTTAGCTACAATAGGTATAACAGGTTATTTATCTCAAGATGAAGTAGGTAAAGTTAAATTTAACCCATCTACTGATTTTAAACCTATTCTTAACTTTCCATATAAACCAGATGTTGACGGTGAAGGTTGTATTATACAATACCAACCACCATTTGTAATGGATAGAGTTGTACCTAAAGATTTGTATTATATATGTGTGGATCCGTATGCAATAGATAAAGACAAAGCTAAAGAAATAACTAAAAGGGATTCATTAGGTGCAGCATATGTACTTAAAAGGATTAATAACTTTAGCAAACCTTATGATATTATAGTAGCTGAGTATGTGGCTAGACCTAAATTTCAAGATGACTTTAATAGACAATTGTTTATGATGGCTGAGTATTATAATGCTAAAATAGTATTTGAAAATGATAGGGATGGTAACATTATGTCTTATGCTAGGACTAATAAGTTAATACATAGACTAGAAGAAGAGTTGACAGTATATGATAGTAATGATAACCCTAAACGTAAGTTGGGTAGGAACTATGGTGTGTCTATGTCTAATATAGAAGTTAAAAAACAAGCTGTACAATACTTTAGAGATTGGTTATTGGCACCTAGAGAAAAAAATGACAACGGAGAATACGAATTAAATCTACATAAAATATACTCTATACCACTTCTTGAGGAAATCCTTAAATTTAGCTATGATGGTAACTTTGATAGACATTCAGCTTTATTAGTTGGAATGTTGTATAAAAAAGAATTACTTTTAAAACCACAATTAGATATAAATCAAAAGTATATCTATGATGACCCCTTTTTTGTAGATTTAAAACAGAAGTTTGGAATAACTCAAACTTTATAATAAATTTGTAATTAAAAATAAAATGGCTGCACCAATAAAATATAATGCAAACATACCTGTACAAACTCTTAGTTATGCAGAGAAGATAAAAGATGACTTTGAATGGGGTAAGCAGACCATGAGGTCTTATATAAATAGATCTTATTTTGCTACTACCCAACACAAATGGGCACTTAAAAAACTATATGACTATTACAATGGCCATATAGATATAGATGATTACCGTTTAATCACTGAACCTTTTGGTAAAAAACTAGAAGGTGACTGGGCAGACGTAGTAAACTATCCTATCATAAAACCTAAAGTAGATTTGTTATGGGGTGAGTTTGCTAAAAGACCTAAAAACTTTGATGTATATGTAACTAATGATGATGTTACTAACAGAGCACTTGACGAAAAGAATAAACTAGTATTACAAAACTTAGAACAACTATTTGTAAATGAGCTTAATGCCCAAGGAGTTGATACTGGTATGCCTAGTGAAGAAATACCAAAACCTGAAGCAGTTCAAGAAGAATTTGCAAGTTCATACAGAGATAAAAGGGCTATACTTGGCCAACACTCTTTAGAATATATACATCAGTATTGTAAATTACAAGAAAAGTTTCACTTAGAGTTTTTTCATTGGTTAGTATCAGGTGAAGTTTACTCATATAAAACTATTGAAAACAACGAACCTTATTATGAGGTAGTTAACGTATTAGACTTAGACTACGATAAAGATCCAGATAATCAATTTATTGAAGATGCTGAATGGTGTGTAAGACGTAAGTACATGAACCCATCAACTATTGTTGAATTTTTTTATGATGATTTAGGTAAAAATGAACAAGAAATTAAAGATACTATCAACAAAATTGAAACTTTGGGTAGCAATACTACCGTATTCTCTGCTAGTGCTCCTAATCTTTATGATCGTACTGGGCCTCAAAATGTTTACAATCGTCTTGTTGAAGTTAAACACGTTGTTTGGAAAAGCAAGAAAAAAGTTGGTATCTGTACCTTCATGGATGAGTTCGGTGTAGAACAATCTATTGAAGTAGATGAAACTTTTAAACCACTTAAAGAATTAGGTCAAGAAGTAGAATGGTTTTGGGTAAATGAAATATGGGAAGGTTATTTGATTGGTACAGATATGTACTTTAGAATACGTCCTATACCTGTACAAAGAACCTCTTTAGATAACTTAGCTAAATGTAAACTACCTTATAATGGTAGAGTATTATCAGCTATTAACTCTAGAAATATATCATTAGTAATATTAGGTGTACCTTATCAAGTACTTTATAATGCTACAATGCATCGTTTAAAACTAGCTATGGCTAAGATGAAAGATGATATGATACAATTAGATGTTAATCTAAAACCTAAAAACATGTCATTAGATGAGTGGTTATTATATGGTGATGCTACTAACATATTATTTATAGATAGAAACAAAGAAGGTTTTAGAGAATCTTCTACACATCAGTCTGTACTTAAAATGGCATCTTCTACTATTGCATCTTATATAGAACTACTTAGGTTTATTAAATCTGAGTGGGAAGAAGTATGTGGTGTAAGTAGACAAAGACAAGGACAAATTAATACATCTGAAACTGTTGGTGGTGTAGAAAGATCTGTAGTACAGTCTAGCTTAATTACTGAAATTTACTTTACATTATTTGATGAGTTTAGAGAAAGAGAATACCAAGGTCTTTTAGACTACTCTAAATTTGCTTGGATAGACGGAAAGAAAACTTCATTTGTGTTACCAGATAGTGGTAAGATAGTTTACATGGACGTAGATCCTATTGAACATTCTGAATCTGAGTACGGTATATTTGTAGCTTTGAGTGGTAAACAAGTTGAAAAACGTAAACAACTTGAAGGTCAATTACAAAACTTTATTCAAAATGGTGCCAAACCATCTATGATTATTGATGTAATTAACTCAGATAGTTTTACAGAACTTAAAGCTAAGATGTTATATGCTGAACAAAAGCAAGATGAGTACAACCAACAAATGCAAAAAATGCAAGGTGAACAACAACAACAGTTGGCTGCTCAACAAGAAGAATATGCTAACATGCAACATCAACGTGAGTTAGAACTTATAGATAGAAAAGGTGAATGGGATTTACGTAAAACTGAGCTTACAGCTTATGCTATGGATGAAGGACCTAACACTGAAGATATATCTAGAGCTGCTGAGATAGGATTGAAACAACAAGAGATAGGTTTAAAACAACAAGAACTATCTCAAAAAGAAATAGATTCTCAACGTAAAGCTGCTACTGAGAAGTATAAAGCAGACATGGCCTTTAAAGTTGCTAAAGAAAATAAGCAAAAAGGAGAGAAATAAAGTGTAATATAAAATAGGTGTTAAAAATAACTTTTAGCACTTATTTTATACTATAAATATTATATATTAATTTTACAACCGAAAACATAAGATTATGAGTGAATTAGATGATTTAGATTTTGATGATGTAACTCTGGGAGCTACATCTGAAGTTGGTGGAGGAATAGCTGACCCTATTAATCCAGAAACAACAACACCACAGGAACCTGCTGAACCTGAAGCTAAAAAACAAAGAGGCAGACCTAAGAAAGATGCAACAACTACAGGAACTGAGGATGACGATTCGTCAAAAAAAGAACCTACGGGAAGTGCAAAAAATGATTTTGTTGAAGAAGGCACAACAAATGACGAGGAAGAAGAAGACGATGATGACCAAACTAATACTGGGGATGAAAACAATTTTATCAAAAGTATTGCCGACAAATTAGGTATTGAACTAGGTGAAGACGAAGAGTTTGAAGATTCAGAAGAAGGTTTAATCCAATTTACACAAAGAGCAGCTGAAGAATTTGCAGATGCTAAATTAAATGGATTCTTTGAAGCATTGCCTCCTATTGCTGGTGATTTTTTTGATTACCTTCAAATGTTAGGTGAAGATGCTACAGAACAAAATATTAAATCGTTCTTTACAGCTGTTAACCCAGAGATTGATTATAAATCTGTGGACTTAACAAATGAAGATGTTCAGAAATCAGTAATGAGAACATTCTATAAAAAGATGGACTATTCTGATGAAGAAATAAAAGAAGCAATAGAAGATTTAGAAATTGCAGGTACATTATCAAAACAAGCTAAAACAGCTTCAACTAAACTAGCAGCTATCCAAGAAAAAGATAGAGCAGTTTTACTTGAAGAACAAAGACAAGCTGATATGGTTAAAAGACAAAATACCCAAAGGTTTTTTGGTAATGTAAAACAAGTTATTGATAATGGTAAGGTTAACAACTTTAGCATTCCAGTAAGTGAAAAGAAAGCAATTTTTGATTACGATGTACAAGGTGCCTTTATGAAAGACTTAAATGAAATTCTAAAAGATCCTAGTAAACGTGTAGAATTAGCTATTGCTGTTAAAAACAAATTTAACCTAAATAAATACATAGCAACTGCAGCCCAAACACAAAAAGCTAATGGCTTACGTGATAAGTTGAAGAGTGGTACTTCTAAATTAAAAGGAGGAAATTCTACAGCCGGTGTTGCAAATGATAGTATTGATTGGGATAACTTAGACAATTAAACTTAAAATAAATAATAAATAAACATGGCTAGAATTATCACAGCTCAAACCTGGAATGAAAGCATGAAAACTAATGACGCTTCTTTAGCTCGTCAGTTAATGCTTCAACCAGAGAAAATCACTCCTGTGCTTACCTATTTAATGGGTAACGAGGATAACCGTTTCCCTCTTCATTACTTATCAGAAGGTATGCGTTCAACAATGGAAATTGAAGGTGACGAATACGAATATGATGTAGTAGGTCGTATCTTCAAAGCAGTTCCTTTAGCAGCTGCAGTTACTTTAGTTAATGCTGGTATTGGATTTGGTGAATTTTTAATGACTTTCAACGAAGGTCTATTCCCTAACAAATACACTATTATCTCTCCTAGAGGTTATCAATTAGTTATTACTGATCGTAAAAACATCGGTTCACAATGGCAATACAAAGTAAAAATTGCTGGTGCTAAATCTGCAAGTGAATTTATTCCTGCAAGTGAATTAGCTGCTGGTGCTTTATACTCATTAGGTTGGTATGCTGCTGCAAGTTTTGGATCACGTGGATCTGAATCTACTTCAACTGCTCCTTTTAAAGTTCGTGGTGACGTTTCAACTATTCGTAAGTCTTATGCTTGGGAAGGTAACGTTAAATACCGTGGAGCTAAAGGTGTTGAATTAGGTACCAAAGGTGGAGGATCTAAACAATTATGGTGGTCATTTGAAGAATGGCAACATAACTTGAGTTTCCGTAGAGAGTGTGAATCTAACTACTGGTATTCAAAATCAAACCGTGACATCAATGGTCAAATCAATGAACGTGACGAAGAAGGTAACCCGGTATTCCGTGGTTCAGGTTTGTTAGAGCAAGTTGTTAATAAAGATACTTATTCTGAATTAACTGCTGAGAAAATCAAACAAACAATTCGTGATACCTTCTTTGGTATGAGTGATGCTGAAAACAAACAAATTACTTTGTTTACTGGTACAGGTGGACGTGATGCATTTGACCAAGCAATGAAAGCTGAATTGTTAGGTGCTGGTTACATCAAATTAACTGACAACCGTTTCGTAAGTGGTGGAGGATACAACTTAAAATTAGGTGGTTACTTCGATACTTATCAACACGTTGATGGTTACACAGTTAACGTAGTAACTAACCGTCTATATGATGATGGTCCTGCTTCTAAAGGTTTATTCCACCCTAAAACTGGTTTACCTCTAGAGTCTTATCGTATGACTTTTGTTGATACTTCAGTTTATGATGGTGTATCTAACTTAATGATGGTAAGCAAAAAAGGCCGTTCAATGGTACGTGCAATGGTAAAAGGTATGAATGAAGTTAGCCAAAACTTATCAGGTAACGATGTTGTTGCAACTGATAAAGATGCTAGTTCATTACATATGATGAAGACAGGTCAAGTTGTGTTGAGACGTTTCAATACTTCAATTGACATGCAATGTGTAGCTGGATTGTAAAATAAAAAGTAGGGGGTTAAAATCCCCTACTTATATTGTGGAGTAGAGCAGTGGTAGCTCATCAGGCTCATAACCTGAGGGTCGTAGGTTCGAGTCCTGCCTCCGCAACAACTTTAAAAAAAAGAATATGATAAGTAGAAAAATTAAATTGAAAAGAAAGGAAATCGTAAGATTCGGTTTGCCTCCAGAACTTAAAGATGAAAAGATTTGTAATTTAGGTGGTTACAATGACAGTAATGGTAATCCTTCAAGACCTTTTACGTATGAAGAAGAAGACAAATGGATGCCAGAAATTGTAGGGTTAAAAGTAACTGACCCAGGATTTAGAAGTGCTGTTACACATTGGTACAAAAACTTAACTATTAAGATTAAACCAGAAGGTGTAAATTTAGAAATAGGATTAGATTCAGCTGGTAATCCAGTTAACATTGAAGACTATTTGAAGTATCAGTTTGCTAGACAACATCCTTGGACAGCTAAAACTAAAGAGGAATTAGGTGCTGATCATCTTCAATTTTACTTTGAGGATCCAGAATCTGAAAACATTGCTAAAGGTGCTAAACTTGAAGTAACTTCTAAAGCTTACGTAGAGTTTGCTAAGTTAGATGAAGATGAAGATAAAATGGATTGGGTACTTAGAACAGTTATATCTAAGTTTACTGATTTAGGTTCTTTGTCAGAGTTAACTAAACTTAGTATAGACAAAAAGAAATTAAAAATAGCTGAAGTAATTCAGAAAGATCCTTCTTATTTCTTAGAAGTAATGAATGATAAAGATTTGATTTACAAAGCTGAAATAGCTTCTATGGTTGAAGCAGGTGTACTAATGAAAGAAGGTAATAAGTATTTAAATGGTACTGAAAACCTAGGATCTTTAGAAGGTACAATTGCTTGGATAAAAGACGGTAATAACTCTCAAGATTATGCAATATTAAAAGCTAGACTTGATCAGTTTGGAAGTCCTTTAACAACTAAAGCGGCAAAACCAAAAAAAGAAAAAACTAATTAATGACCGTACAAGATTTACATATTGCTATAGATTTGGAGTTAAATAAAGTTAACTCCAATCTATATGATATTATATTACCTCAAGAAAAGGATTACTTTTTGAATAGGGCACAGGAACGTTTTATTAAACAACGTTACTCACCTTTATCAAATGCCAAACAAAGAGGTTTTGAGATGAGTCAAAAAAGAATAGATGATTTAAGGAACTTACTTGTACCTAATTATTACGATAAAGTATATCAACTTTCTTCAACGGATTTTGATTACGAAACTAAAGGTAGGTTTTATTTTCCAGATGACTATTTGTTTTTAACTTCTAATAGAAGTAAAGTTTACTATAATGATTGTGGAACAATTACACAATCTACAGCAGTAGAGTCTTTTAATGTTTCTTTAGCTAGTATACCTAACACTAATACTACATATGCTGCATTAGATATTTCTGTAGATGGTGCCAGTGTATTTAACTCTAGTACTAATCCTGAGATAATTGGGTATAGTTCAGAAGATAGAAGTTCTTTAATAAGTTTAATTTTAAACTCTTTAAATGCTTTAAACTTAGCTGGTTGGTCTTTTTATAGTACGTTTAAAAACTTAACTGCTGATGTAATTGGTGTTAAAACTACTACTGGAGATATAACAGTTAGTTTAGGTGAAGCTAGTGTTACGTATAATACAGCTGTAAAAAATTACACGTATTTTACTGCAACAGGAGGAAATAATTTAATAGTAGCAAATAGATTTATACAACAAGATGACGTATATATTGTACAACAAGATCCGTTTAATGATACATCTGTTGCAGATGGACCTTTATGTATTATTCATAATAATAGC